TGAAGTCTACTCTAGGAGCATCTGGAAAGTGTGTAATATACGAAGATGCTAGAGGCAACCCGGTCATTACAAAAGACGGTGTAACAGTAGCAGAATCTGTTGTCTTATATGACCCGGTTGAAAACCTTGGGGCTACTCTTATTAAAGAAGCCGCTAAAAACACAGTGAAAGAAGCAGGTGACGGTACTACTACAGCTACCGTCCTTGCTGAAGCACTGATTAAAGAAGTACAAAAAGAACAGTATGCAGAGCTTTCTACTAGATTTATTAAGCAAGGCATAAACTCAGCACTTGGAAAAGTAAACAAGTATTTAACAGATACAGCAATAGATGTTGAAGGTAACATGTTAAAAGACATTAGCACTATAAGCTGTAATAACGATGCTGAACTAGGTGCTATTATCTCAGAAGCTTATACTAAAGTAGGTAAAGATGGTGTTGTTTTTATGGAAGGGTCAGAAACTGAAGACACTTATGTTGACATAGTTGATGGTGTGCAGTTTGATTGTGGTATAACATCACCACATTTTGTCACAGATACTGAAAAACATGAGGCTATACTTGAAGAACCACTAGTTTTGATTGTAGGTAGTCAAATACCTAACATACGTAAGATACAACCGATACTAGAACATGTTATAAAGCACAAAAAAGAGTTGTTAATAGTAGCGCAAGTTGACCAGCAGCTAAAATCAGCCCTTATGATGAACAAAGTAAAGGGTAATATCAAGATAAATATTGTTGATTTACCAGGCTTTGGTCCTACTAAGCAAGATACAGTGCAAGATTTAGCGTTTTTAACCGGTGCTACGGTAATAAATGAAGAATTAGGTGATGATATGGACTTAATTACTGTTGATTGTCTTGGAAGAGCCAAAAAAGCTGTTACAAATGCCAAAAATACTGTAATAACTACTATAGACCTTGGTGAAGACTTATCTGATCGTATAGAAAACGTTAGAAAAGCTATAAAAAAAGAAAAAAACGAGTATATAAAGAAAAAAATACAAGATAGGTTGGCTATGCTTTCAGGTAAAGTAGGTATGGTCAAAGTAGGTGCAGCTTCTAAGGTAGAACTGAAAGAAAAGAAAGATAGAGTGGAAGATGCGATATATGCTACTAAAGCAGCTTTGAAAGAAGGTATAGTGCCAGGTGGTGGTATCGCACTTTTAAACGCAGCTCAAGAAATAAAAGCTAATGGTTGGGGTGAAGAAATACTACTTAACGCTATTAAATCACCTTATCAGACTATATTAGATAATGCTGGTATAATTGAGGCTGTAGAACCTACTGATGGTAAAGGAATAGATGTAACAAATGGAAATACATGTGAAATGATTAAGCATGGTATTATAGATCCAGTACTTGTTACCAAGTCAGCACTTAAAAATGCGGTAAGTGTTGTAACTACTATTATATCCGCTGATTGTATAATTTCAAACATGAGAGGCGATGCAAGCAGTAAATAACTATATAATAGTACAAAAATTAAAACAAGGGCCAAAGACAGTTGCGGGTCTAATTATGACGGAACAATTAGACGAGGACAATAGGTATATAAAAGCTAACGTAATATCTGTTGGTAACCTTGTAGAAGGTATAAACGACAAAGACATCGTTTATTATGACAAACATGCTGGACACGGTGTTCAGTATAAAGAAATATTATATCACGTTATCAGATCTGGTGATGTGGTGCTAATAGATTAACCTAAACCAGAAGCCTTAAACCACAAAACTAAAAACATAAAACAATTAATTAATAAAAAAAAACAAAATGAATTATAACGAAAAATTCCTCTATTTTAATGAGGACGTAGACCAAGTAGATAGTACTGGTGATGGAGCTATGTACACTGCCTCTAGTTTTTTAGGTGCAGATACTACTGGCACTGGACAAGTAACTATATCTTTTGCATCTAGAAATGGAGCTGCTACAGATGATACTGTTGCTATTACACAAACAACATCAGACGTTAAAACATTGATGCAGCAACTATCTTCAGTTTTATCAAGACAAAAAAGTGGATTCTTTACACAAAGTGATAATGTAGCATCAGACGGGGTTAATGGAGGTGGAGACTCAGGTGAATCATTTATAACTGGAGTATCTGGAATAGTAATAACAACTGCAGCTTAATAAATAAATAAATAAAAATGGAAAATAACTTATATTTCTGTGATACAACAGACGAAGCAAATGGGACAAATGAGGCGATATTAATACCACAATCAAGAGTTTTAGGAATATACCCAGGTATAGTTGCTGGAACTACTGGCGATAACATGACACTGTTTTTTGAATCTTTGTCAAACACAGGTGCAGCTAGAGGATCAATACTATTTGCTATTGCAAATGGAAAATTTATCGAAGCATCAAATGATTTAGTTGCAGCAATGAATTCAACACCAGGTGATGGCTTTGTTACTATTGCTGATGTAAAAAATGGTATTTTTTGCAGTGAGCATATAACTGGAGTAACAATAGACACTGAAGTGTAATAATAAACTTATAAAATAAAAAAAAATGAATAAAAATAAAAACTTTTTAAGGTTTATGGGCTTTAGAAAACAAGCATTAACGGTAACAGCAAATCAAGCAGGCGCGTCAGGACATGCTGACGCTAATACCGTAACATTAACACTAGCAGATTTTGGAAATATTATTACGCCAGGAACTGCTGCAACAGACTTAGAAGTAGTTATAGAGCATAAAGCTGCTATTTCTGCTGGTAGAGGAACTAAGTACACGCGTGATGATGTAACTGGTGAAAACTTTACCGCTGCTGCAAATACAGCTGTTGGTGAATTTACTAGAATAGCATCTGCTGATATGGCTCTTCACGCTAGTAGTGGTAAATTAACATTTACAGCTCAGTCTGGAGCAAATGGTATTGATCTTGCGGAAACTGATGTTGTTACTGTAATTTCTTACTACGGCGCTGGAGACTCTAACGACGGAAGCACTAACGCTACTGGTGGAGCAGGTTCTGCTGCTGCTATAGCAAATATAGCTTCAACAGCTTTTACAATGGCCGATGGCGTATTACTACCTGCAGCTAATTACTTAGGTGCTGATTCTATTACAACAACAAAAACTAGATTATCTTTTAAATCTTTAAGTGGAACAGCTGTAGATGATGATGTATTACTACATCACACAGCTCACAAATTCAAAGATATATGTAGAGCTGTAGAAGCTGTTGTAAATGGTAGCGCTGTAAAACGTGGTAACGTTGTTACTATGACAGACGTGTTTAATAACACTACTATTAACGGGCATAATTTAGGTATTACTGAATGCCATATTGCTTACGCATAGTAATTGAGATTAACTGCGCAAGATTTGCGTGAAATGAATGTCCTTAAGTATTACAGGCTCACAAGAAAGTGGGCTTGTAAGACTTACGGGATTTTAGACGCAGACTTAGAACTTTTATTTTATTTAGATTGTGAAGGAAGATTCACACGAAAAGATTTTATGGACGGAGTATATACATTTTCTTGGGACAAAGCCAGGTGGGACAGGCTTAGGCAAGATGGCTGGATAGACACTTGGAGACATAGAAATCGTACTACTATAAAGTATAGTGTGTACAAAACATCTTACCGATGTAAACAATTAATAAATAGAATATACCGCATACTATTAGGCGAAGAAGATATGCCTACCTCAGATAGAAGCATATTCTATAATAACAAATCATATACAGATAAAGTTTATAACAAAGCTATAGATGATATGATTAAAGATAAAGATAGATAATGCCAGGATCACCACTGCAAAATAATATGTTTAAAAATAATAGGGATTTCGAACAACTCGGAAACCCTTTTCCTGTTACTAGCTGTGGGCGTAGAAGAAACGACGGATCACCTTTAAATAAAAAAAGTAACGAACCTAGAAAAACAACTAAAGGTAAGGGTCGTAATTTTAGAACTGTAAAAGAAGGAGCTGGTATGACAAGCAAGGGTGTTACTGAATACAAAAGAAAAAACCCAGGCAGTAAATTAAAGACTGCAGTTACTGGTAAAGTTAAACCTGGTAGTAAAGCTGCTAAGCGTAGAAAATCATTTTGTGCAAGATCAAAAGGTTGGACTGGAGAACGTGGTAAAGCAGCTAGACGCAGGTGGAAATGTTAACAAATAAATAAATATGCCAAATCCAAAAGTAAAAGATATGCCTAGAAAACAGCAAATGGCTGTAAAAGCTTCTATGGCTGAACAAAGTGCTGCTAAATTAAAAAAATCTCCAGCATTAGCTAAGCTTAGCGCTAGCTGTAAAGCTGCAGCAAGAAGAAAGTTTAAAGTGTACCCTAGCGCGTATGCTAATATGTGGGCATCTAGAACTCAGAAAAAAGGAAAGTGTTAAAAGATTTTGATATAAGTTCATTTAAAAAAATGAAGCCACCTAGTGATAGTAGCTTTGATACTGCGCAGGAGTTAAAAGAACTTAAGAAAATACCTTTAAATAAATCTTTTGTAAAGAAGTTTGATAACATAGAGTCTGCATTTGCTAAGACTGCTAAAGATAATAATATAGAAGATTATGATAAAAAAGTTGCTGCAAAGTTAATAAAAGACTCTGCACCTGTAATCTTAGAATTAAAGAAGCACTTCAACAGGCCTAGACCTAAACAGTTAGACAAAAGTTTACCTAACTACGAAATGTCTTCTATGAAGACTAAATCATATCCTTCTGGACATTCTGTTCAAGGAACGTTAATAGCAAAAGTACTAGGTGATAAATATCCAAAAGCAAAATCTGCATTTGTAAAGACAGGTGAAAATATATCTTATAGTCGTAGAGTTGCCCGCGCTCACTATAAGTCTGATAGTAAGATGGGTGATAAATTAGGTAACTCAATGTATAAACATATAAAAAATAAAACAAAATGAAAAAAGCACCAGCAAAAATGAAGAAAAAATCAATGGCAAAGATGAAGAAAGCTCCAATGAAAATTACAGCTAAACAAGAAAAAAATTTAAACCCAGCTTTAGTTGCTGAGATTAAAAAGAAAGAAGGAGTTGCCGTTAAAATGAAAAAAGAATCTATGGCTATGATGAAAAAGTCAGCTATGATGATGAAGAAAGTTTCTGCGATGAAAATGAAAATGAAGAAGAAAAAGTAAATGTACGACTTAACGTCTAAGCTTACTCAAAATAGTCCATTACCTTGTTGGAAAGGTTATAAAAGAAAACCTGGTACAACAGAATTTAGTCAAGGTAGTTGTGTAAAAGCATCACCTACTAAAGTAAAACAAAAAGGTGGTGGTACTAAAAAAGTATGTTTACCTAAAGCTAAAATAGCTAGTATGAGTAAATCAGAAAGAGCTAAAGTAATTAGAGCTAAAAGAGCTGCAGGTAAAGCTGGTAAGTATAGACGTTCAAGTAAAAGTAATGTAAAAGGTACTAGTAGTGGTGGTAGCCTAAAAACTTGGGTAAAACAAGACTGGAGGCAAGTTGGTAATCCATCTAAAAAATGCGGTGAGAAATAATGGGGTTTAAACTAGGTAAAGCATCACAGCCTGTAGCTAGAGGTGGTAACATTAATAAAAAGTTAAGTTTTAAAACTTACGATGCATCTGTGTCTGGTAATCCTGTTATAAGAAAAAAGCTAGATGAAGGTATACTAGGTGAAGCTAATATGGACGGTAGTATATTTATTAGCGATGAAATAGCAGTAAATAGCCCAATGGAAAGACAAGTGTTACTACATGAAATGAGACATGCTACAGATATGAAGCTAGGTAAATTAGCTTATAACGATGATAGCGTGTATTACGACGGTGTAACATATCCAAGAGAAACTATAAACGGTAAAGACATGATTAAGGTTGATGGTCAGTGGAAAGAGGCCGGTGATGATTTTCCTTGGGAAAGAACAGCAAACATATGAAAATATTTAAAGACGATAACAACTATAACGAAAAATCTATAATAGGAGCAATAGCTTTTGTTATTATGTGTTTAGTTATGGTGTTAGATTTATTAACAGGTTGGTTAGGCAGAGACTTAGCAATAAATGAATTTGTATACGATTCATTTGTATTAGTAGTGCTAGGATGCTTTGGTATAGCTGGTTTAGAAAAATTTGCAAAGAAATGAGTTTAATAACACATATAGATAAAGTACCACTATTCACAACAATATCTGAAGCAGAGCTTTGGGCTATGCAATACGGTTTAGTAGGTTATCATGAGCATGAAGTTTTAGGACAGCTTGGCTACATGGGAGGTAACAATCATGTTGAAATACAAATAGCAATGATAGGTGGTGTTGTTAATATCGTGTCAGCACAACAAATGAAAAATGCTGCAGCTGGTATAACTAGCACTGGTGGTGGTGGAACAACTACTGGTGGTAATGGTGGTGGAACTACTGGTGGTGAAAACGGTGGTGATGGTGAAGGTGCTATAGAAAAACCTAGTGAGCAAGATTCTAGCGGTGAAACTAGTGATGGAGAGAGAAGTGGCGGTGTAAGTAGAAAAGGTGGTACTACAGTTGAATATGGTACAGGTGGAGGTTACTAAATATGAGCGTGTTAGGTAAAATATTTAGCTCAGGTGCGGCAGACTTAGTGAAAGGTGTTGGTGGAGTTTTAGATAACTTACACACCTCTAAAGATGAAAAGCTAGCAGCACAAGCTAAGATAAAAGAAATAATAGCTAATTACGAAATAGAGATGGAAAAGAACGTTACATCTCGCTGGAACGCAGATATGAACTCTGACTCGTGGTTAAGCAAAAATGTAAGGCCTTTAGTATTAATATTTTTAGTTGTATGTACAATGCTATTAATATTTATAGACGCAGGTAAATTAAGTTTTAACGTAAAAGACTCGTATGTAGATCTTTTACAATTAGTATTAATAACAGTGATCGGTGCTTATTTTGGCGGGCGATCATTTGAAAAATCAAAAAAATAAAAAAATATGGCAGCAAATATAGATCATGGGGTAATATTAGGAGCATTAGGTAGTGTACACACAGATGGACCTGCATCTCCAGCTCCTGTCGTACCACCAACTGGTATGGTTATAGTAGCAATACAATTTATAAGTAAAAGCAAACCTACAGCTTTAATAGCTGAAAATCCAGATAAATTTTTTAGTACAGCTCACGCAGCTAATAGTTTAGGTTCTGGTTCAGAAACTGTAGATGAAGGTTCTGGTGGTATTGCTTTAAGCAATTGTGAGTTTCCAGCAGGTATGACAATTTATGGTAGATGGACATCTGCAACTTTTCCACATGATTCTACTGGAGGTGTAATCTGTTATTTCGGTTACTAATGCCTAGATTAGGGTTAGCAACTATTGATATATCAACCCTTGCTGGTAGTGGAGGTGCCGTAACAGGTATAGATGACTTTGTATTTGAAAGTTTTACCGCCGGTCAAATGCATCCTATTCAAACTGTTGATAGAGAAAATTTAGTTTTGCAAAGTGAAACTTGGGATAATGCTTCTTGGACTAAAAATGCTTCTACTGTTGAACCTAATCAAATAGCTAGTCCTCTTGATTCAAGTGCTTTTACAGCTGATTTGTTAAAAGAAGATAATGCTAATGCAGAGCATTGGGTTAGGTCTAATAATATTTCAGCATCTCTTGGCCAAACTTTTACAATGTCTTTTTACGCAAAAGCAAAAGAAAGAACTTTTATAAAAGCTAACTTTTTAAACTCAGGTTTAGTTTCGTATAATGTTTGGATTAACTTATCAAATGGAGCTATTACTTCAAAAAATGCAAATCTAACTGTAACTACAGAATTAATAGGTAGTGGTTTTTACAGAATAACATTAACCGCACAAGCAGCAGCAACTACTTTAAATCTATTAGTTGCTTTAGCCACAGGAGATGCTAATAATAGCTATGCTGGTGATGGTAGTAGTGGTGTTTATGTTTTTGGTGCTCAAATAGAGCAAGATAATTTTGTTGGTAATTATATACCAACTGTAGGTAGCACAGTAACAGTGTCAACAACATTAAACGATACAAGTAATGTTTGGGATTTTGACGGTACAGATATAATGATAGCAGAAGATCCTGAAGACGAAGGCTTTTGGGAAGAAAGTTATCCAGAAGGTGCATCACTACCTGAATTAGTTCTAAACGGTGACTACGCAGATTTAGGTAGTGAGTTAGTTGAAAATGGTACGTTTGATGCAGATAGTAATTGGGAAAAAGATGCAAATTGGTCTATAGCTAATGGAAAAGCCACAAGTACTGGTAGTGGTAGAATGTATCAAAGTATACCAGAATTAGAGTCAAATGTAGGAACAGTTGTGCAAGTTACTTTTAATATAGTAGAACGTGAGAGTGGTGGTGTAGTAGTTAATTGTTACGGTGGAGTGTCAAGTGAGTTTAACACTGTAGGTGCACATTCTTTTGTAACTACAACTACAAACAGCTTAAATTTATACTTTAATAATTCTGGCGCAGGAAATTTAGTAGGTTCAATAGACAACGTATCAGTAAAAGAAGTTGATCCAAACAATAGGTGGGTTAGCGAAGCAGACTGGACTATAAAAGATGGTGTTGCTAAAGGTAATGGAGCTAGTGGTAGTTCAGAGGAACTTAGACAAGACGGTATTCTTACAGTTGGAGATACTTATGAGTTTACTTTTACAATACAAGATTATTCTAGCGGTTCAGTTGAGCTTATAAACAATGGTTTAGGTTCTTTAAGCTCTAACGGCACTCACACTGGTATTGGAGTTGCTACTAGCACTGACTTGAGATTTAGAGGCTCTTCATTTAACGGCTCAATAGACAACGTGTCAGTAAGAGAATACGCAATACAACCTTTAGACATTTAAAAAAAATATAAAAAATACAAATAAAAAATTAAAATATGGCAACACCAAATATCGTCCCAAGAGCGGACAGTGAAGGAGGTTTAGGAATAGCAAGTAAATACTGGGCATCAGCATATATAGATACAATAAACGCTACAGTTATTCAATCACCTCTTGTTGACGGTGACTTAATATTAAAAGCAGACAACGGTTCTGGAGTAATGACTGCTTATCTTACATTAGATGGTGAGTTAGGTTGGACTGTTGCATCAAAAGATATACAATTTTCAGATAGTATAAAAGCTACATTTGGATCTAGCGTTGATATGGGTATATACCACAACAGTACTAATTCTTATATTGAAAATGCTACTGGTGACTTAGAAATTATAAATGGTGCTGACAATAAAGATATTATATTTAAAGCATCCACAGGTACAAATGCTGCTGCAACTTATTTAGCTTTAGATGGTGAGGTTGGTAATACTTATGCTTACAAAGACATGAGGTTTGTAGATGGTGTTAATACTATATTTGGAACTGATGGTGATATGAGCATTAATCATGATGGTACTAACATGACTATGATAAATAGTACTGGTAGCATGGCTTTTTATCAAAACACTAATGACGGTGACATGGTTTTTTATTGCGATGATGGCTCAGGTGGTTTAACACCTTACTTAACTTTAGATGGTAGTGAATTTAAAACTACAATTGCAACTTCTACAGAAATACTAGGACGTTCTTTTACTCAAACAGATTGTGTGGTTACGCAAAACGATGCTACAGTTACACACACCGCAAATGCTAAAATTAAAGTTGGTATGCATGTGTCAGGAGGGGGAATTCCGGCTGGAGCTTTTGTTGCTTCACTTAACGGTAGTAGTAACAACTCGTTTGAAATGAGTCAAAATGGTGGTGGTAGTGGTGTTAATACAGTAACTCTTACATTTTCTGATCCTGGTCAATTAACTTTATCTACTGCAAATCCAGAAGTTACTATTGGAGACATACTAGGTAGAATAGATTTTCAAGCCCCTAGCGAAGCTAGTGGAACAGACGCTATATTAATAGGTGCTTCAATACACGCTGAAGTTGAAGAAACTTTTGCTTCTGATAATAATTCTACAGCTTTAGTATTTTCTACTGGAACTACTACTGCGCCTATAGAACGTATGAGGATTGATCAAGATGGTGCAGCAACTTTTGCAGGGAAAATTACTACTGGAAATCAAATAAACGTTTTAGGTGTTCAGACAGGGTCTGATGGAGCCTTTGGTGAAATAATTTTCCATAACAATGGCGATAGTGTTGCCACAGTAGCTAGTTTTAGAGACGGTGCAGATAACAGTGGTTCTTTAGTTTTTCAAACTCAAAACTCTGGAACTTTTGCCACCGCTCTTACTTTAGCTGCTAATAACGACGCAACTTTTGCAGGAAATTTAGTTGTAGGTGCTAGTAGTTCAGGACAAACTGCTCTTGTTACGTTTAACAGCGAAGGTGGAAACGAAGATGGGTTAAAAATACAATCAAGAACAAATAGAGCAAAGCTTCGTGTTTCAGATAACGATACAAATGCTTATGTAGTAGCTGAAGGAAGTATAGCTTCTTATGGACAAACCGCTACAGCTGCTGCTACTAACATATCAGTATTATCTGCAGGAAACGTTGGTATAGGGACTACAACTCCACAAAGAAGATTTGAAGTTTTATCAACCTCGTCAGGTTCAGTTATAGATACTCATATTGGTGGTACTTATTCTACTACTAATTATCAAGGTTTAAGCTTTGGTTACGCTGAGTCAGCAAATACATCATATAGACACTCTGCTTTAGTTTTTGAAAGAGACGATAATGGTGTTGGTGATGCTACTGGTAATGTACATATATTAAATTCAGTTTCAGGCTCTGGTTCTACTTCAGCTGTTTTAGCAGACGCTAAGCTTTCGCTATTAAAAACAGGTTCAGCTATATTAGCTGGCATACCTTTTTATTCTGATGCTGCAAACAACTCAATGTATACACATGATGTATCTGGAACAGATGATACAGCAACTGGAAACACGGCTTATGGTTTTGGAGCTATGGATGCTATTACAACAGGAGATAATAACACGGCTGTAGGAAAAAGTGCTGGTGGTAATCTAAGTTCAGGTGTAGGTAATGTGATGATAGGTGGTTTTGCCGGAGATGCAATTGCCACAGGTAATTACAATGTTGCTGTTGGTCGAAGCGCTTTAAGTGCAGAAGATGCTCATGGATATAACGTTGCTGTTGGAACTTTCTCTTTATTAAATCAAAATGCAGGCGTTAATGCTTTTAATGTAGGAGTAGGATACGGTACAGGTCAAAACATAACAACAGGTGTTAGAAATGTTATAATTGGTGGTTCGGCCGGTGATGGTATTAGTCTTGGTAGCCATAACGTAGCTATGGGGTATTCATCTTTATCAGCTACAAACGCCGGTTCAAAATCGGTTGCTATAGGAAGTGGAGCTTTATCTGTTCAAGCGTCACAGTTTACAGATGAAACTTGTGATTATAATAATGACCCAACTATTGGTCACGATGCAAATACAGCAATACTTGTTGGCATGCGTGTTACAGGTACTGGTATTCCAGCTAATTCTTTTGTTAAAACAAAAACTAGTGATACAGAGTTTGAATTAGGAAATGCTGCTGGTGATGATGTCAGTACAACTGGAGGAGTGGTGAATAATGGAACACTTACATTTACTGGCGGTGTAGATAGTCATAATACTGCTGTAGGATATAGCGCTGGTTTTAGCGTAACAACAGGTATTAACAACACTATTATGGGTGGTTTAGCTGGTGATGCTATAAATACAGGTAGTCAAAATGTAGCTGTAGGAAAAGCATCTTTATCCTCGGCTACAACAGCTTCTGATAACGTAGGTCTTGGTCATGGCGCTTTAAGCGCTCTTACAACTTCGGCAAGAAATGTAGCTATTGGAACACAAGCTCTAAATGGTGCTATGAATACAAACAGTAGCACTTATAATGTTGCTGTTGGTTATCAAGCTGGTTTATCAGTGACAACAGGTGTCCAAAATACTTTGATTGGAGGCTCTGCTGGCGATGGTTTGTTAGCTGGTGAAAGGAACGTTGTTGTGGGTTACGGTGCTTTAGGAACGGCAAACGGTAGTGAATCGAGAAACATTGCAATTGGTTGGAGTGCTTTAGCTGTTCTAGATAACGATGGTAGTAATAGTAATACAGCTTTAGGATATGCAGCTGGTATGGCGGTATCAACAGGTGCTAATAATACTTTAATTGGTAGTCAAGCTGGAGATGCTATTACAACTGGAGATAATAACATTATAATAGGTGCTACTGCCGCAGCTTCTGCCATAGGTGCAGATAACGAAACAGTGATTGGTAATACAACTACAACAAGCGCTTTAATTCATGGTGCGATGACAAACAGAGCTTACACCGGAACTGCTGAGGGTGGTGGTATAGACGCTACAGACGCGGTGTCAATATCAGTTGGGGAATACAACAGTGAAATTGTAACTTCAGTATTTGTGGATATAGGTGCTGGATCTATAATATCTAGCTCAGATGCTGGAGATGTGATTGGTAACGATGGTCTTTCATCTGCTTATATAACAAAATTAACAACAGCTATTAATGGTATAGTATACAGGGGTGAAATGATATGTTTAGAAGTACCAACAACAGGTGATCCTGATATTAACCTTTGTGCTAACGGATCTGGAACAATAGCTGAAGATCAAGGAGGTGAAGGAGCTCATGTGTTGATAAATGGTGGAGTAGCAACTCTTGCTGTTAAAAATGACATAGCGGTACCTTCAGGTGGAATACAAGATGATTTTATATATCTAACACATGGTGGTACAACCGCAGGAACATATGACGCCGGTAAATTTTTAATTAGATTTTATGGTGCTAAAGTAACTGGATTATAGAAAGTAAAACAGCTGAAAAACAAGTAATTATATAATAACAAATAAATAAACAATTATGGCAGAAGAAACTCCTGAAATAATAGATAATAGAGACTACGCAGCAGATGTAGCTCCAGCTTTTAACTCTTACGATATTGTAGTAGCTATGAGAGCTATTGCAGTAAACGATAGAGTTTTAGAAGACACAGTTGACAGTGATGGAAACTATGTGGCTGCTAACTACAATGCTGATACGCTTCGTAGAAACGAAGGTCATTTAAGAATTAAAATGGCTATCCCAGCTTTTGTTACTGAATTAACATCTGAACAAAAAACGCAAATAGAGGCGTTATCTCTATAAATTAAATTAACTTAAATTAAATAAAATGGCAAAAAAAACAGAAGACTTAAAAGTAACTGACGAACAATTAAAAACACTACAAGAGATTGTAGGAGCAATGAACGGTGCAACCACTAGAGTTGGGCAGATCGAAACTCAAAAACATATTGTACTTCACGATCTATCTAAAATGAGAGAAGATCTTTCAAAGTTTCAAGCAGAGCTTGAAGAAGAGTATGGTAAAGTAAATGTTAATATACAAGACGGTACTATAACAGAACTAGAAGATGTCGAAGCTAATAAGGAAGATTAGTATCGGTAAAGATTATAAGAATGACGCCATGCACTATGCCGTTGGGCAAGAAGTGTATGGTGGTCATACTATATGTGACATCTTAGAAGAAGAAAATAAATACAGCGTGTATATTAGAAAAGGTAAAGATGTTCTGCCTTGGAAAGACTTTAACAAAAATATGGCTGTATCTGTAGAATATAACTTACAGTATTAATGAAGTCGGTTTACAACTTTGTTGTAACGCCAGTAAAATCAAGATACAACAATACAAAAGATATAGGAGGTAGAGAACTGATAGTTAATACAGATATATTCAACCACCAGTATGTTAGTAGAGAAGCTATAGTAAAAGCAATACCTACAGTTGGTGATACAGATATAAAAGTTGGTGATAAGGTTATAGTGCACCATAATGTATTTAGAAGATGGCACAACCAGCACGGTATAGAAAAGAATAGTAGAGGTTATATTGATGAAGAAACTTACCTAGTACAACCAGATCAAATATTCTTATACAAAAATACCGAATGGCAAGCGCAAAAAGGATATTGTTTTGTGGCACCAGTAAAATCTACAGACAAATACAGTGTAGATAAAGAAAAGCCTTTAGTTGGTATTGTAAAACATACTGACGGTACAGTTAACAAAGGCGATTTAATAGGTTTTAGGCCAAGCTCAGAATATGAGTTTATAATAGACGGCCAGAAACTATATAGACTACTATCAAATTTTATTACAATCAAATATGAATATCAAGGAGACGAAGAAGAATATAATCCAAGCTGGGCATAAAGCAGTTGAAGAACTGATTAAAGTTGCTAAAGAAGCTATTGTAGATTCTGACGATGATATATCTGCTGACAGATTAAAAAATGCTGCAGCGACAAAGAAACTAGCTATATTTGATGCGTTTGAAATATTGAATAGAATACAAGAGGAAGAGAACATACTTGAAGGTAAAGAAACTGAAACCGAAGTTAAAGTATTTAAAGGTTTTGCAGAGGGTAGATCTAAGTAATGTACGAACAGAATTTACTACAAATAGTAGAACCTATAAAAAAAACTACTATAAGCAGACTTAACAAAGGTAAGAAGTGGAAGTACGGTTATAACAAAGAACACGATCTTGTAGTTGTATCTAAGACTGGTGAAATAGGTGAGATATACGAGATACAAAACTTTCAGATAGCATTACCGAAAGAGCGTAGTGTGTATAGCAACAAAGAAAAAAAGTGGAAACAGTTTGAATATCCAAAAGAATTAGGTAGACTTAAAAACATATTTGACTGGAGAGCTTACGCTGAAGAAAAAAAAGCTGACTGGTTTGATTACATAGACGAAGAGTTTAAACGTAGAGAGCAAGGTTTCTGGTTTAACAACAAAGGCAAAGCAACATACATAACTGGTACGCACTATATGTATCTGCAGTGGAGTAAAATAGATGTAGGCGCGCCAGACTTCAGAGAAGCTAACAGACTATTCTATATATTTTGGGAAGCATGCAAAGCAGATAAAAGATGTTATGGTATGTGTTACCTTAAAAATAGACGGTCTGGTTTTTCTTTTATGTCATCGGCTGAAACAGTCAACCAAGCTACAATATCAAGTGATGCTAGGTTTGGAATATTATCAAAAACAGGTAGTGATGCTAAGAAAATGTTTACTGACAAAGTTGTACCTATATCGATTAATTATCCTTTCTTTTTTAGTCCTATTCAAGACGGTATGGATAGGCCAAAATCCGAGCTTGCATATAGAGTTCCAGCTTCTAAGTTCACTAGAAAGAAAATTACAACAAACGAAAAGCTAGAAGACCTAGAAGGATTAGATACAACTATAGACTGGAAGAATACAGGTGATAACAGTTATGACGGTGAAAAACTAAAGTTACTAGTACATGATGAAAGTGGTAAGTGGGAAAGACCTGATAATATATTAAATAATTGGCGAGTTACAAAAACATGTTTACGATTAGGTAGTAGAATTATAGGTAAATGTATGATGGGCTCAACATCAAATTCATTAGATAAGGGTGGAGAAAACTTTAAAAAACTATATAATGCATCAGACGTTACTAAGCGAAACAGAAATGGACAGACAGCGTCTGGGCTATATTCTCTTTTTATCCCAATGGAGTGGAACTACGAAGGATTTATTGATGAGCACGGAAGCCCAGTCTTCGATACTCCGGATCATGAAGTCTTCGATCCACATGGGGAATTAATAGATATAGGAGTTGTAGACAGTTGGCAAAATGAAGCTGACGGTTTAAAAGGTGATCAAGATGCGCTAAACGAATTTTACAGACAGTTTCCAAGAACTACTGAACATGCGTTTAGAGATGAAACTAAAAACAGTATATTTAACTTAGTTAAATTATACGAGCAAATAGATTACAATGAAGAAATGTCTAGAACACTAGGTGTTTCAATAGGTAACTTTCAGTGGGTTAACGGCGTTAAAGATTCAACAGTAATATTTTATCCAGATCCTAAAGGTAGGTTTAAAGTAAGCTGGACACCGCCACCAAATATACAAAACAAAGTTATAATAAAAAACGGTGTTAGATACCCAGGCAACGAACACATGGGTGCTTTTGGTTGTGATAGCTATGATATATCAGGAACAGTAGATGGCAAAGGTTCTAAAGGTGCTTTGCACGGTTTAACTAAGTTCAGTATGGAAGATGCGCCAGCTAATCAGTTTTTTTTAGAGTATTTAGCTAGACCACAAACTGCAGAGATATTCTTTGAAGACGTTCTAATGGCATTAGTATTTTACGGGATGCCTTTACTTGCAGAGAACAATAAACCTCGTCTATTGTATTATTTACGAAGGCGTGGTTATAGAGGTTTTAGCATGAACAGACCAGATAAAATATGGAATAAACTATCTGTAGCAGAAAAAGAAATAGGTGGTATACCAAACTCTAGTGAAGATATAAAACAAGCTCATGCTGCTGCAATTGAAATGTATATACAAAACCACGTAGGTATGAACAACGAAGGTCAATTTGGTAGTTGTTATTTTAATGAATTACTAAACGACTGGGCTAAGTTTGATATAAACAAAAGAACAAAGCATGATGCATCTATAAGCTCTGGTTTAGCTATCATGGCTAACAATAGGCATTTATACGCGCCAAACGCTAAAATAGAAAAACCGAAACTAAACATAAGTATTGCTAAGTATAAAAACACAGGTAATACATCTAAATTAATTAAAGAATAAATATGGCAGAGTCTGTTATAAATAATTATTTTCCAAGCCAAGTCGTAAGTGATTTGGAAAAGATGAGCTATGACTATGGTTTGAAAGTAGCTAAAGCTATTGAGACTGAGTGGTTTCATACTGATAGAGGTTCAAATAGATATAGAACTAATAATAATAATTTTCATAACTTAAGACTATACGCTAGAGGTGAACAATCAATACAAAAATACAAAGATGAATTATCTATTAACGGTGATTTATCTTATCTTAATTTAGACTGGAAACCAGTACCTATTATACCTAAGTTTGTAGATATAGTTGTAAACGGTATTGCAGAAAGAACATATGATGTAAAAGCTTATTCACAAGATCCATACGGTGTTAAAGAAAGAACTGATTACATGGAGTCTATAATTAGTGACATGCAGCTTAAAGACTTTGATAATTTTACATCTGATCAATTTGGTATTAATACTAGAGAAAGTGATATACCTAAACTACCACAAACAGAAGAAGAGTTACAGCTTCACATGCAGATAACTTATAAGCAAGCAATTGAAATAGCAGAAGAGCAAGCTATTAATGTTTTGTTTGAAGGTAATAAATACGAGTTAATTAAAAAACAATTTTACTACGATCTTACTGTTTTAGGTATAGGCGCTGTAAAAACTTCTTTTAATACATCTGAAGGTGTTGTGGTTGATTATGTTGATCCAGCTGACTTAGTTTATTCTTACACTGACTCGCCTTACTTTGATGACATATATTATGTTGGTGAAGTTAAAATGATACCAATTAATGAGCTTGTAAAACAGTTTCCACATTTAGATCAAAGCGAGTTAGAAGATATAGTTAAAAACAAAAGCTATCACAAGGCAAACTACAACAACACTGGTTATAATTTAAGAGAAGAAGATAACAATAAAGTTCAAGTTTTATATTTTAATTATAAAACATATATGAACGAAGTTTACAAAGTAAAAGAAACTGGTACTGGTGCTGAAAAGATATTAGAAAAAGACGATAGTTTTAATCCACCTGAAGATGCAGAAAACTTTGGCAAATTACAAAGATCTGTAGAGTGCTTATACGATGGCGCTATGATTTTAGGTACAGACAAGTTGTTAAAGTGGGAGATGGCTAAAAACATGATGAGACCTAAAAGTGATTTCACTAAGGTTAAAATGAACTATGCTATTGTTGCTCCACGTATGTACAAAGGTCGTATTGAATCTTTAGTACAACGTATAACAGGTTTTGCTGACATGATACAGCTTACACATTTAAAGTTACAACAAGTGTTATCACGCATGGTACCAGATGGTGTTTATTTAGATGCTGATGGTTTAGCTGAAATAGATTTAGGTAATGGTACAAACTACAACCCACAAGAAGCTTTAAACATGTTCTTCCAAACAGGTTCTGTTATAGGTAGGTCATTTACTTCGGAAGGTGATTTAAATCCTGGTAAAGTACCTATTCAAGAAATACAGTCTAGCAACGGTGGTGCTAAAATGCAAAGCTTAATAGCTACATACAACTACTACTTACAAATGATAAGAGATACTACCGGACTTAACGAAGCTAGAGATGGTAGTATGCCAGATAAAAATGCTTTAGTTGGCGTACAAAAGTTAGCTGCAGCAAATAGTAATACAGCAACAAGACACATATTACAGTCTGGATTATTTTTAACATCTGAAATAGCTGAGTGTTTATCTTTAAGAATATCTGATATTATAGAATACTCACCAACAAAAGATGCATTTATACAAGCTATAGGTGTTCATAACGTTGCTACACTAGAAGAAATAAGTGATTTATACTTATATGACTTTGGTATATTTATAGAGTTACAGCCTGATGAAGAAGAAAAAGCTATGCTTGAAAATAATATTCAAATGGCATTGCAACAGCAGAGTATAAACCTTGAAGATGCTATTGATCTTAGAGAAATAAAAAATATCAAACTTGCTAATCAATTATTAAAAATAAGAAGAAAACAAAAGCAAGAGACAGACAGAGCTGAGCAGTTACAAAATATACAAGCGCAAGCACAAGCAAACCAGCAGTCTTCACAAGCGGCTGCACAAGTTGATTTACAGAAGAATCAAGCTATGGCACAAACAGAAATGCAGCTTGAGCAAATGAGAGCTCAATTAGATGCTCAGAAACAAGCACAAGAAGTTGAGTATAAAAAAGAGCTAATGGCTTTAGAGTTTCAATATGGCATGCAGTTAAAAGGTGTAGAAACTCAAGGACTTGCAAATAGAGAAAAAGAAAAAGAAGATCGTAAAGACGAAAGAACAAAAATTCAAGCTTCACAACAAAGTGAGATGATTGATCAAAGAAAAACTAATAAACCACCTAAAAACTTTGAGTCTGCAGGTAATGATATATTAGGAGGAGGTTTTGATTTAGGTAGCTTTGATCCTAGATAACAATTATTAATTATTATTATATTATATTATGGAAGAAAACGTAGAAAACGTAGTTGAAGAAACTACACAAGAAACTGTAGAAACAGTTGATGAAAGTAAATTTGAAAGCGCTGGAGACGACAGTGTTATTAAATTAGATTTAAGTAAACCACCAACACCAAAAGAAGATGAAGTTAAAGAAGATAACGCTGACAACAGCGGAGTGGTTGAGCTCGTTGAAGATGCCGACACCACAAAAAAACAAGAAGAAGTACAACCGGAAGCTGAAGCACAAGAAACTCCAGTATTAGAGGAAGTTACTGAAGAAGAAGTTAAAGAAGAAACAGAAGAATTAACTGAGCAAGTTGAAGAAGCTGTAGCTGAAGCCCAAGAAACTGGTAAAGCAATACCAGAGAATTTACAAAAAGTTGTAGATTTTATGGAAGAAACTGGTGGTACATTAGAAGATTACGTAAGACTTAATCAAGACTATTCTAGTTATGATGACATGACAGTTCTTAGAGAGTACTACAAACAAACAAAATCTCATTTGACAGATGATGAAATTAGTTTTTTAATAGAAGACTCATTTTCATATGATGAAGACGAAGATGAAGCAAGAGAGATTAAAAAGAAAAAAATAGCGCTTAAAGAGCAAGTTGCCAGCGCTAAAAGCCACTTAGACGGGCAAAAGTCTAAATACTATGAAGAAGTTAAAGCTGGTTCTAGGTTAACTACCGAACAACAGAAAGCAGTTAACTTTTTTAATAGATACAACAAAGAGTCGGAAGAAACTCAAAAAATAGCAGAAAAACAAACTAACACTTTTAAATTAAAAACTAAAGAAGTTTTTAACGATAAATTCAAAGGTTTTGAATACAACGTCGGAGACAAGAAGTATAGGTTTAATGTCAAGAATGCTAATGAAGTTAAAGATAGCCAAAGCGATATTAATAATTTTGTCAAAAAGTTTTTGAACAAAAATAATGAATTATCAGATGCCAAAGGTTATCACAAGTCTTTATTTACAGCAATGAACTCTGATGCTATTGCTAATCATTTTTACGAACAAGGTAAAGCCGACGCTATGAAAGATAGTGTTGCCAAAGCCAAAAATGTAAGTATGGACCCTAGACAGTCGTTTTCAAACGATAATACTAGCGGACCAAAAGTAAGAATACTTAGCGATGATTCCCCTACTTTTAAGTTTAAAATTAAAAAATAACTAATAAATTTAAAAAAACAAAATTATGGCAATTACTGCAAGAACGTCGTTCCAAGCTGCACCGCTGCAGCAGGTTCTGTCGGACAATTATTTAGACATCCAAAACAACGGATGGGCACAGCAATATCTTCCAGACTTAATGGAGAAAGAAGCTGAGGTTTACGGAAAACGTACAATCTCTGGTTTTTTAGCACAAGTTGGGGCTGAAGAAGCTATGTCAGCTGATCAAGTTATTTGGTCAGAACAAGGTAGATTACATTTATCTTACCAAGCAGACTGTTTAGATGCATCTGCTAGTACTATTAATATTGAAAAAGATATTGATGGTGTTGCAAGAACAACTGATCACGGTATTCGTGTTGGTGACCAAGTATTAATTTCTGGAGGTGGTCAAACTGTTACTGCTTTAGTAACTGTTGCTGCTGCTGGTTCTAAAGTTATTACAGCTTTACCTTACGGTGGAGCTCATTTATCAGATATGGGATTTGCTGATGCTGACAATGATCTTAGAGTTTTAGTTTTTGGTTCTGAGCATTCAAAAGGAACTAGCTACGGTGGAGGAAGAGCTAACAAGCCTAACTTTACTTCGTTTACTAACAAACCAATTATCTTAAAAGACATGTATGAAGTTTCAGGATCTGATGCTTCTCAAGTTGGATGGGTTGAAGTTTCTGGTGAAGACGGACAAAGTGGTTACATGTGGTACTTAAAAGCTGAAGGTGAAACTAGATCAAGATTTAACGACTACTTAGAAATGAGTATGATTGAATCTGAAAAAGCTGCTGATAGTTCTACTATACTAGGTGGTGCTAACGGTTTAGTTGGTACTGAAGGTTTATTTTCCGCTATTAAGTCAAGAGGTCACCAAACTTCTGGAGTTACTGGTGTTAATGCTGCTACTGACTTAGCTGAATTTGATGCTATATTAGCTGAATTTGATAAAAATGGCGCAATTGAAGAAAACATGTTATTTGTAAATAGAGCTACGTCTCTTGCAATGGACGATATGTTAGCTTCAATGAATTCTTATGGTGCTGGTGGTACATCATACGGTGTATTCAACAACTCTGAAGACATGGCATTAAATTTAGGTTTCTCTGGTTTCAGACGTGGATCTTATGATTTCTACAAGTCTGACTTTAGATATTTAAATGATCTAGCTACAAGAGGTGGTATCAACGCTAACGCTACTGCAGGTGAAGATATTAGAGGGGTTATTATCCCAGCTGGTACATCTTCTGTATATGACGAGCAATTAGGAAAAAATCTAAAAAGACCTTTCCTACATGTTAGATACAGAGCTTCTCAATTAGAAAGTAGAAAAATGAAAACTTGGATCACTGGTTCGGTTGGAGCTGCTACTTCTGATTTAGACGCAATGACTGTAAACTTCTTATCAGAAAGATGTTTAGTAGTTCAAGGTGCTAACAACTTCATGTTAATGAACTAAGCAACTTATTATTTAAAGAGGTTGGGGGTAATTCCCCAACCCCTTTCTTTTTATTAATTTTATTATATATTATATTATGGCAAAAAAACAAAAAACAAAAGAGGTAGAGGTACCTGTTGTTGAAACACCAGTTGTTGAAACACAAAAACCTAAAAAAGTTGAACCTAAAAAACCAACTTGGGAAATAAAAGATAGAACTTATTTGCTAGCAAATGGAAAAACACCATTAAGTAGATCTATTAAATCAGCTGGAATTTATTATTTTGATGAAGAAAAAGGTTACGAAAGAGAGCTTAAATATTGTCAAAATCAAAAAACACCTTTTGTAGATGAAATGAAAGGAGATCAAAGATTAGAGCATATTATATTTAGAAATGGAGTTTTATTTGTTCCTAAAAACAAAGTAACACTTCAAAAACTTTTATCTTTGTATCACCCTCACAAAAACAAAATATACGAAGAACTACAACCGCAAGTTATAGCCGCTCAAGAAATTGATTGGTTAGAAATGGAAGTAGAAGCTTTAAATGCGGCTATGAACTTAGACATTGATATGGCAGAGGCTGTTATGAGAGTAGAGTTAGGATCTAAAGTGTCTAGCATGAGTTCTAAAGAGCTTAAAAGAGATTTGTTGTTATATGCTAAGAGAAACCCAGAGTTGTTCTTAGATTTAGTTAATGATGAAAATGTTTCATTAAGAAACTATGGTATAAAAGCTACTGAAATTGGATTAATAAAATTATCTTCTGATCAAAGAACTTTTTCTTGGGGTTCTAATGGTAGAAAACTAATGAACGTTCCATTTGACGAGCACCCTTATTCAGCTTTAGCCGCTTGGTTTAAAACTGACGAAGGTATGGAAATCTATGCAAATATAGAAAAACAATTAAAATAATCAAACTGTAGAAGCGGTCGCTCTACGGGGCGACTGCAAACTACAATAAAGAAATATGGTAAATATAGATACAGTATATCAAAAAATTTTAGCAATAGCTAATAAAGAGCAAAGAGGTTATATAACTCCACAAGAGTTTAACTTATTTGCAGACCAAGCTCAGATGGATATATTTGAGCAATATTTTTATGATATAAATCAATTTAATAGAGTTCCTGGCAATGACACAGAATATGCTGACATGCTAACTTTATTAGAAGAAAAAATAGCTATATTTAAAAACATAAAACTATTGTTTTATCAATCACCTTATTATCAAAAACCACAAGAGCTATATAGAGTTGGAACTGTAGAAACTGGTTATGGTGAAATAGAACAAGTTACACATAAAGAATATTTGGCAATTAAATTATCGCCTTTAGCAAAGCCAACATTAAAAAGAGCTGTTTATGTTGACATGCCTCAAGGTTTTAGAATTTACCCTACGTTTACTAACAACGTTCATTGTCATTACATAAGAAAACCAAAAAACATAAATTGGGGTTATAATGTTATTAACGACTCTGCATTATACAACCCTTCAACATCTTTAGACTTTGAGTTACATCCTTCTGAAGAAAACAACTTAATTATAAAAATATTAGCTTTAGCTGGAATAGCTATAAAAGATCCTGCTATGTATCAGATAGCTGTAGCAGAAGACAATAAAAATATTCAACAAGAAAAATCATAACACATGGGATTATTAGACGGCTTTATACAAAAACAAGATGAAGTTACCGCAGAAGGTAGTTTAATTGATCTTGGATTAGATTCAAAAATATACTATGATGGTCCTGATGGTGTTCAGCAAACAGGCAATGCTAACTATGGCAACTACCAGTTTACTTCACTAGAAGATATTATAAACTCATTTTTAGTTGCATATGTTGGTGAAGGTAAAATTATAAACAAAGTAAGTAGAACTGATATTGGTTTTCACGCACAACGTGCTTTAGCTGAATTAAGTTTTGATACTTTAAAATCTGTAAAGTCTTTTGAATTAGAAGTTCCACCTTCTTTAACCCTGCCTTTGCCACAAGATTACGTACACTACACAGCTATATCTAGAGTTGATAGTGCTGGTATAAAACATAGACTATATCCTACGTCTAAAACATCTAACCCTGTGTCTTACCAACAAGCTACTAACGGTGATATAAAGTTTGAAACTAATACTTGGAAAGTAAATATACCAGATGTTACTTTAGTAGACGGTGCTTTTATTGAAATACCATCTGCAGAAAAACAATACTTCGGTAAGTATATGGAGTACGGTATAACAAGAACTTATGATTCATTTGGAAACCAAATAGCTTCTGATAATGATTTTGTTTCTAAAATACCTTTACCTCAGTTTGAAAAAGAAGTTAGACAAACTATTAGCGCACATTCTAGTGAATCTTTTCAACGTAATATATTGTATGGCGCTAATGTAAGTCAAGCTGGAGAACAAACTAAAGATGGTGTAGATGTTCCTCACTACGGTATGATAATTCAATTAGAAGTTGATCCTGGTGGTTTAGAAGCTGGTATGAGTGTGTTTGGTCCTGGTATACCAGATAATACTACTATATCTTCTACAGCCGGAACGGTAAGCTCTACATTTCCAGGTATAGCTTTAGAAATAACAAATCCACTTTTTGAAAAATGGAAACTAACAGACTCTGCAAACCAACCAGCTACAAATCCTGGTAAACCTTTAACAGTTGTAAATGCAGAGCTTTATGGAAAAGAAATTATATTTGTAGATTTAAATACAGAGTCTAACTCTTGGAACAAATACAGAGCTCACACATCAAACACTGTGACTGATGATTATGAAGATAATACTAGATTTGCAGCTGAAGGTAGAAGATACGGTATCGATCCGCAACACGCGCAAGATAATGGTTCTTACTATATAAATGACAACACAGGTATTGTTCACTTTAGTTCTGGTGTATCTGGTAAAACTGTAGTTGTAGATTATTTAAGTGATAGTCTTGGTACTGACTCTGAAATGAAAGTACATAAGTTTGCTGAGCAAGCAATGTATATGTGTAT